TCATGTGGAAAATCCATAAACGCCAAATATCCTAACTGCGGCATATTTGACCAACGGTTAATTTCTTTAAATTTATGTGCGCCTATTGCAGTTGAAACGCATGAAGGAATCTTGACTTCAGATTTTGCGAAAACCCAATTAACGAAACTTCCACACCAGGGCAAACCGTTGGCCTTTGTAAATTCGCCATATTTGGTTAGGTTGTTGCCTTCTTCGACCGTGCCAACTTCGGCTAAAGCCAATTCAATGACGGCTGCTGATGTTCCAAGTGGATAACTATTCATTGGCTTCGTACCTTTTGGCTAAGATTGCTTCAAGTTGTGCTTGTGTCGGTTTTAATTGCCCAGGCAGATTTTTGCCATTTGGCGCATAATAAAGCGAATCAGGCTTTTGCGCTTCAATAAAGGCCAATGCCCATGTTGTTGCTTCTTCTACTGAATCAAACTTGTCATAGTTTGGGTAGTCAGGTTGCACCAAAAATGGCACTTCATTAGCGTCAAAGACTGTCACTCCAAAGTTAATTGGATTTATCTCATATCTCATTTTTTATCCTTATGGGCTTGTAATGTATTGGTCGGTATCTGTATCACCTGGCATAAGCACAAAACTATTGTTTCCACCATTCACATTTGTAACTGTTAATGCGACTGGCAATGTTCTAGCAGTCCAAGAAATACCGTCTGTTGAACTAATTGCATCGGTTGTTCCATAGGAAGCAACAAGATACACGCCGCCGCTATATCCAATGTTGGAGTAACTTCCAGCGGGAACAGTCATTGATGTCCAAGATGTGCCGTTGCTTGAATAACCACCTGTGGTTGTTCCATACGGCATTGCAATGAATTTTGTTCCATAAACTAATGTGAAGTATTGAGTGGCTGGCAATACACCGCTTTGCAAAGTCCAAGAAATGCCATCTGTTGAAGTATAAACGCTATTGCCCGTAGCACCTAAAGAAACCACAAAAGTGGAATTACCATAAGCAACAGAGACAAGTCTTTGACTACTGCCTATTGTAATTTGTGTCCAAGATGTGCCAGTGGTTGTGTATTTGAGATTATTTCCACCTGTTGTGTAAGCAACTGCAACTGTTGTTCCAGCCCCGTTTGTTGCGCTATGAATGAAGTTTTGTTGAGTTGTCGCCCCCGTTGCAAGTGTCCAACTTGCACCATTTGTTGAATAAAATTCATATTCACTATTGCCCGTTACAACAAAATAAGTACCGTCCCACACTATGTTTTGATTGCGCGTTGCAGTGCCCGTGGCAACGGCGTTCCATGTAATTGCATCAGTTGACCAGGCCGTTTTTGTCGTTGTTGTTCCAGCAGGGTCAGTTTGTGCAACCACGACCCAACGTGAACCATTCCAAGCCGCACAATACCAAAGAGCAGCAGACGGCAACGAAGTACGAGAAGTAAAGTTTTTGCCCCAAGCGGGTGCAGTATTACCACTAATCGCACTGGCCATGATTCCCAACATTGGTGTCATTATGCAATGTCCCCAAAACAAATCCAAGAATTTGCCGCCAATTTTTTAATGGTCGCACCACTGTTGGCCACTCTCAATTTTGGTGTTGCACTTGTCGCACCTGTTGAAATCAATGTTGTTGTTCCTGGTGTAACCGCACCGATTGTAGGTTGACCTGCTCCAGTAATCCAAAAAACCGTAATTTCAGTACCCACTGCAAAATTGTAAGTTGCATCAGTTGGAATGTTGAATTGCTGAGTTGCAGCGTTATTCATTGAGAAAATGTTGCCTTCATCACCTGCTGCAAATGTATAAGCAGCAGTTTTTGCCGTGTAAGTTGAGGAAGCGGTATTTGAAATCCAGGTGAAGTCCATGTCAGTGCTTGATGTTTTCGACAAGACTTGACCAGTTGTGCCGCCTTTTAATTCGGCCATTGTTGTGTCAACACCCTGGCCAAAAACCGCAAAATCCGCGGGAAGGTCAGTCACCAAATCGGTGCTGGTGGGCATTACCCACCCAAAGTTAGTTGTTGGATTTGCCATGATTTCTCCTTTTCTAAGCCACTATTGTGGCATTTGCCCAGTCTAAAGTCGGCGACACGCTTGACCAGGTTTCTACCACTGGAACATCTGACCAACGCATTGCCTGTGTTGAATATGCCAACGGTGAAAGAATCAGGCTCACCGAAAGTTGGTTGTAACTGGCTGAAAATGTCCAGCCTTCAACAAATCCTTGGAATGTGCCAGCGTTCATGTTCAATGGCATGTCTTGGATTGAAATTGGTTGACCCATAAAAACATTCAAAAGATTGTCACGGTCAGAATCGTCCAATTCTGAATTGGTCAAATCATAAGTAATGTCACTAAAAATTGGTTGCGGGTTAGCACGCAATGAAAGATAGAAATCCGCCTGGTCTTGCGCATCTACTGCATTGTGCAAAGTTGTGGCAATGATTTGGCTCAATTGGCCATAAACCCCAATGGAAGCCGCATCACTAGACGACTTTTCACTGCTGGAAGTTGCATCATATTGAATGGTAATTGAATTGCGAATGTCTCCCGCGCGGGTGTCAATTCTTAATCCACTAGCCCTTGCGGTATTGGCTGACAAATCCACAAAACCATTAACGGAAAGGTAAGTTGTACGGTGGGTCGAATCAGCGTAACCAATTTGTCCAGTTGGCGATTCAAACAAATACCCTAAACCACTTGTGGCCAATGCAGAAACCAATGAATAAACATCTGTGCGGCTTGAAGAACGTGCCGCCAATTCATAATTACCAGGGCGGTCAATATCTCCCAAGCCTGAATTTTCAGCAGTTGCCCAAGTAACTGTTGGGTCATAGGTTGCCCAAGTCAAAGCCCCTGGAACTTCAGCCCAAGTGTTAAATAAAACTTCCCTGAGAATTTCATAAATTTGGTCGCCTTCAAATTCTTTTGGCAACACACCGTCAGTCAAGGCTTTTGGCAGTCTAGCCAAAGCACCCAAAGCAATAATTGAATAAGTCTGTGTGAAAGTTGTTGAACCTATATCCCACACTTCAAGTCCAATGTCCACAACATTGCCACCAAAAATTGGAATGAATGCACCAGTTGAATCTTTAATTGAAACGCCAATTGTAGAATTGATTGAAACTGGAATTGCTGCCTGATTAACATCTATCAATTGAAGGTTGACATAACCTGCTTGTGGTTGTTCATAGATATTTCGGCGGCCACTGGTAATTGTCAGATTTGCCAAAATTGCATTTGTGTAAGAAATGCCGTCAATTTCAACATTCCAAATTGGGTTCCACTGTGTCATTAGATTGCCTGAAGTGCGCTTGCACCACCTGTGCCGCGGTGATAAGAAGCGTTTAATGTTTCAACAATTGTGCGGGCAGTGCCTTCTTTGTCAATTGCTCCATTAACGGTCAAATTGATTACTGGTGTTTGTGCGGCTAATCGTGCAGCGTTTTGCGAATCGGTGAAACCGCCGCCGCCTTGTGCGATGAGACGTGCGGCATTCTGTGAATCAGTAAATCCACCACCAGCCACGGCCTTTGTTGCCGCCACCGCTGATGCCACGGCAGCCGTTACACCACCACCGCCGCCACCGCCGCCTGATGTTGTGCCGCCACCCGTTCCACCTGAACCTGAACTAGAAGCACCGCCACCGCTAATAGCACCAGGCGCACCACCAACCGCAAAATTTGTTTCGCCTTTACTTGAATTTGCCAAAGCATTTGCAGCAGATAAAACACCAGCAGCCAAAGCCACTGCACCCACGCCCAACAATGGGTTTAATGCAAATGCGGTTGCAACACCAGTCACAATTGCTGAAACTTTTAAAGCGTTGTAAGCGGCAATAAGCGTTTTAATCAATGCAATTGTTGCCGTCACTGCTGCCGTTATTTTGGACACAACAAACACTGTTCCAATGACTGCCGCAACTGCGATAAGTTCGTCTTTAAACTCAACAACCGTTCCAATAAGGCTTCTAATGCGCTTACCCCATGTAAGTCCCATTTGTTCGGATTCGCTTAGACCTTCAGCAAGTCCCCCAACGCCCGTCAAGCCATTGACAAACTGTTGAATGACTGGCACAACACTAGTCAAAATGAATGTGGTTAATTCTTGAATCAATGGCAGCAATGCAGTACCAATTTGTTCTTGAACTTCATCACTGGCAATTTTGATGCGGGCAAATGCTTTTTCCGTGCTTTGTGCTTCATTCTCAGCAAAACCGCCAAATGTTCCAGTTAGTGATTGAAAAACTTTATCAAAATCTTTTGACTTTAAAATTGATTGGTCAAGTCCCAAGCCTAATTTGCTCAGTGAAGTCAGGTTCCCGTCATAGGCTTTGCCTAACGCATTTGCCACCGCTTCCAGTGGTTTCCCAGTCGCCGAACTAATATCAAGTGCAAGATTTAATAACCTTTGTGCTTCTTCGACATCTTTTGTTGAACGAACTAGACGGCCGAATGCTGGTCGCAATTGGTCATCAGTGATGCCAATTG